GGGGGTGCTGGGGGCCACCGTTTTGGATGTAGGATAGGAGCCAACGCCATGCCGCGAGACGACAAGGACGAGACGAGCTCCGCCGGCGCGGCGGGGACCCCCGAGACGAAGCGCACCGACCCCGCGCCGCCGCTCGGCCGCACGTTCAAGGGCGAGACCTCGCCGCCGATCACGACGCCGGAGGCGGTCGCCGCCGGGCAGGCCCGCGCCGCCGAGCACGCCGGCAAGGCCGGGGCGGTCGCGCTCGAGGTGTACTTCGTCACCCGAGGGCACAGCAACCCGATCCTCCAGGCGAGCATGCGCGCCTTCACCGACGTGCGGACCGCGACGCCGGAGGACTTCGACGAGATCTTCGCCCCGCACCACGAGGTCCCGGCGCCGAAGCCGGCCGAGGAGATCAAGCGCCCATGACCACGCAAGTCCTCTTCAACGGGCAGGTCCTCGTCAGGCCCGGCGCCTACACCAAGATCGACGCCAGCCAGTTCCAGTCCACGGTGCTGCAGGGCCTGGGCATCGTCGGGCTGATCGGGGAGGCCGAGCAGGGCCAGCCGCGCACACCCCTCTCGTTCTTCTCGCCCGCCGACGTCAGGCGGACGTACGTGTCCGGCGACCTGGTCGAGGCCGCGGCGATGGTCGCCGACCCGAGCGGGGACCCTCGCATCCCGGCCGGAGCCCAGCAGATCGTCTGCTACAAGGTGAACAACTCGACGAAGTCGACGCTCACCTCCGCGCCGTTCACGTTCAGCTCGCTGCAGTGGGGCGTCCGGCAGAACAACATCACCGTCGGGATCGCGATCAGCGCGCCCGGGTTCGTGGTCACCGTGACGAACCTCGACGAGACCGGCAGCATCATCTCCGAGGTCAGCGGGGTCGTCGGCGGCACCGGCAAGTTCACCATCCAGTACACCGGCGCGGGCTCCGCCGCGACGATGACGATCAACGCGACGACGCTCACCACGAACGTCACCGGCGCGGCGGCCGACAACCTCAGCCTCGCCTTCGCGGACTACCCGACGCTGGCGCTCCTCATCCAGGCGATCGCCGCGACGGGCAAGTACGCGGTGGCGGCGCTGGTCACCAACACCAACAGCTTCGCCTCGGGGCAGCTCGACGGTGTCACGGCGGTCGACATCAAGACCGCGGTGACCACCGTGTTCGCGAAGAACGCCGACATCGTCAACTACATCAACGCGAACAGCGCGCAGATCAGCGCGACGTACACGGCCGGCGCCACGGCGTTCACCGGGCCGCTCGCCACGTCGCAGCTCACCGGAGGCACGCGCGGGACGAGCGCGAACACCGACTGGTCGAACGGGTTCACCGCGCTGCAGAACATCCGCGTCAACCAGACCATCCCGCTCGCGTCCGCCGACGCGGTGACCGCCCAGGGCACCTTCACGATCGCGTCGATCGTCTCGGCCCTGGTCGCCTACGGCAAGCTCGCGAGCAGCACCGCCGGCCAGAACGAGGTCCAGGGGTGGGCCGGGGTCAGCCAGACCAAGACGAACTTCATCGCGACGGCGAACGCCCAGAACAGCGAGCACCTGGTGCTGTTCGCGGAGCGCTCGCAGCGCCCGACCAGCGTGGCCGGCCAGACGTACGTCGGCGGGGCGCTCCTGCAGTACACCGCGGGCCAGGTCATCTTCTTCCCGGAGTGGGCGACCGCGTGCATCGCGGCCGGCATGCGCGCCGGCGCCCCGCTCGGCGAGCCGCTGACCTGGAAGTACGCCAACGTCACCGGGGTCAGCTCGGACAGCTCGTGGTCGGAGACGAGCAACTCCGACGTCGTGTCGATCGAGTTGAACGGCGGCACCGTGCTCAACTCGGTGCGGGGCCGCGGCTTCCGGTTCGACAAGGTCATCACGACGTTCACGAAGGCGAACAACGACGCGTACACCGAGGAGACGATCGTCCAGATCTGGAAGCTCGTCGCCTTCAACCTGCGGCAGGCGCTGCAGGACGCGTTCGTCGGCCGCGGCGGCTCCCTGCAGCGCGTGTCGACCGTGCCCGGCGTCGTCGCGAGCGTCATGCAGCCGCTCAAGGACGCCGGGGCGATCACCGACAGCGTCGTCAACGGGCAGCGCATCAACGCGTGGCGCAAGGTCACCTGGGCGCTCAACGGCGACCAGCTCACCGTCGACGTCACCGTGACGCCGACCCCGGGAATCAACTTCGCGCTCACCACGATCGTCCTCGTCCCTGCCCAGATCTCCGGGGCCGCGGCGTAGGAGAGGAGCTGACAGATGGCCCGCCCCGCACTCCCCAAAGGTCAAGGCACCCGCGTCTTCTCCGGCGCGCGATGCCTCTTCTTGTTCAACGGCGAGACCGTGGGCTTCGCCTCCGGCATCTCCGGGTCGGAGGAGATCCAGTACGAGGCGGTCGAGACGCTCGACCACCTGGAGGTCCGCGAGCACGTCCCGGTCGGATACCGGGTCACGCTCTCCGCGCAGGTGTTCCGCACGATCAGCCAGGGCGCGAGCGACGACGTCAACGCGCCGGGCTCGCTGAAGCAGCAGCAGATCTTCCCGAAGTTCGACGACATCTTCCGCATCCAGGGCGTCGACGCGATCGTCCAGGACGACCCGCGCATCTCCGGGAAGATCCTCCACCAGTTCCAGACGGTGAAGACGGCGAGCTACAACTTCTCGGCCACCGCGCGCGGGATCGTCGGGCAGAACGTCAACTTCGTCGCGATCCGCGCGCAGGACGAGTCGGAAGTCGCGCCGTAGCCGCGCGGCTGACCACACGAGAACCAAGAGGAGATGAGGATGGAAGAGTCGCAGGAGAAGCCAGCCGAGGAGGTGAAGCCGAAGCCGGAGGAGAAGGAGGTGACGATCGTCGACGCCGACGCCGACGCGGCGACGCTGGAGAGCCTCAAGTTCACGAAGTCCTTCATCGTCACCTGGAAGAACCCGGAGACGGGCGCCGTGAAGGTCGGGACCTTCACCGCGACGCGGCCGGACGTCGGCAAGCTCGGGCAGATCGGCGTGCTCCGCGCGAAGCTGAACGGCGGGGAGAAGGTCGACTACGACACCGACTTCACCCACACGATGATGGCCGACCTCCACTACATCCTCACCGACGTCCCGCCCTGGTGGGTCCCGTCGTCGTTCTTCACCGCTAGCCCACTGCGATACGTGTGGGACCACGTGGTGGCGTGGCTCAACACCTTTCGTCCAAAGCGCCCAAGCTGACGACTACCGCCTGCTGCGCGCCGTCGCGGCGGCTAAGCTTCGCACGGGGTCGCTGCAGCGGTGGTGGTGCAAGAAGTTCAACCGCCCGATGAAGGACCCGCTGCTGGCCGAGTACACGCCGGAGGAGCTGATGATCGAGTACCTGATGGACGCCATCGAGAACGACCCCGCGGAGGAGTTCCCGACGTCCGTCCAGGAGTCCGGGCTCTACGGCCACAAGACCGGCGACGAGCTCTTCGACCAGTGGCAGCGCAACGCGGCCCTCGGCAAGCGGATCGACTTCGGCGAGGCGTTCGACGACCCGGAGGCGCTCAAGGCGTTCGAGGCGGCCAAGGCGGCGTCGAGGGCCAGGCACGAGGCGAAGCGCGGCGCGGCCAGGGTGGCCGCCGAGCCCGAGGACGTCCACGAAGACTACACGAAGGGGACCTAGCTCGTGGAGCGCGGCGAGGACGTCAAGATCACCCTCGGGATCGACGTTGAGGCGCTGCAGCGCAGCGCCACGGAGGCGACCAGGGCGCTCACGTCCGCCTTCTCGCAGGGCATCGGCGCGAGCCTGCTCGGCAGCGGGCTGCCGCCGAACCAGGCCCCACCGCCGCTGCCGCCGGCGGGCCAGGGCAACCAGAACAACATCGCCGGGATCATCGCCGCGGTCCAGCAGGTCAACCGCACGCTCATCGTCGGATTCAACGCGCTCGCCGGCGGCGTGTACCTCGGAGGCGGTGGCGGCGGAGGCGGCGGTGCCGGAGGAGGTCCCGGCGGCGGAGGCGGCGGCGCCGGCGGGCTGGCCCCACCCACGCCGGGGACCGGGGTCGCGGGCGGCGGCTTCGGGATCGCGGGCCAGATCCTGTCGCGCGCCGGGGACCTCGCCGCCGCGCTCATGCCGTCGTCCATGAAGATGTTCATGGGCGGGTTCTACGGGACCGACGTGATGGGGTTCGCGCACAACCTCGTCAGCCAGATCCCGATCGCGGGCAAGCTGCTCGGAGCCGTCACCTCGCCGTTCCACCAGGTGATGAAGCAGAACGACGAGTTCAAGAACATGCAGTACGAGTTGTTCCGTGACCAGGGTGAGGACGCGATGAACGCGTTCACTCACATGTGGGTTGGCGACGCGTACCGCGACCAGTTCGTCAACCGCTACGGGTTCAGCCGAGGGGAGACGCAGCAGCTCGTCGGCGCCGCCGGCAGGCGCGGCTTCCGCCAGGGCGACGGCCTCGAGACCGTGCTCAACATGCAGGGCACGCTCGGCCTCGGCCAGGAGGCGGCCGAGACGATGGGCGGGCTCCGGCGCGCCGGCATCAAGCCGGGCCAGGAGACCGAGGCCCTGGCGACCGCGATCGGCGTCGCGGTCTCGACCGGGCTGGAGCGCGGCCGGTGGGGCGAGATGCTGACGATGTGGCAGCGGGCGGCGGCGTCGTCGATCGACACCGATGTCGCGTGGAAGGAGGTCGCCGCGCAGCAGAACTTCATCGGCGGCCTCGGCGGGAGGTACCGCGGAGACACGGCCGCCGCCCAGTCGATGGATCAGGCCCTCAAGGGGATGGCCAGCAACGCGCAGTCGCCGCTCGCGCTCCGCGGCGCGATGCGGCTGACGGGCGGTGACTACTTCGGCGCCACCGCCCGCATGGCGCGCGCGGGCGAGCAGCCCGACCTCGAGCTGCAGGAGAGCGTGATCGACCAGATGATGGGCACCGCCGGCGTGCAGGCGTGGCTCGCGATGCCGGACGGCCCGGACGCCGACCGGGCGCTCGACCGCCTCGCCGGCGTCGCCTCGACGTTCGGGACCGGGCTGTCCCAGCTCAAGATCGCCACGCTGCTCAAGGCGAGGAAGGGCGCCGTGGGGCCGCTGTTCAAGGGTCCGAGCACGGAGGCGACCGCGGTCGGGGCGATGGTGAGCGGCGCCGGCGCGACCCTGCCGGACACCGCCCTCGGACCCCGCCGCAGCCAGGCCGAGGCTCAGCGGCCGTCTGGCATCTCCTCGATCCAGGAGGAGCGCCCGCTCATGCCCGGCGGCGTCCAGGGAGCCCTCAGGCGCACGCAGGACGATCGCTTCCGGCGGATGCAGGCCGGCGACCCGGACGCGATGCCGACCATGAGCGAGCTCCGCTCGGGCCAGTTCACGTTCGACCTGGGGCCTCCGCCGGCCCCGGGGTCGCCGGGCGCGCAGCCGCTCCCCGGGGCCGGCGCCCCGCGCCAGACCGCGCCGGGCGCGCAGGGAGCGGCCCAGGCGTCGCCCGCGACCTCGTACCAGCAGTTCGTGATGCAGGGGTTCGGCAACCAGATGCCCGGCCGCGCGCCGCACCCCGGCGTCGACCTCGCGTTCCCGCCGGGCACCGCGGTCACCTGCCCGGTCGACGGCGTCGTCGAGCACATCAACCGCAACGGCACCGGGCTCGAGGTCGGGGCGGCCATCCACATCCGCGCCGACGGCGACGGCACGCTGTGGAAGCTCTACCACATCGATCCGGCGACCTTCCCGGCGAGCCTCCGCGTCGGGCAGCGGGTCACGCAGGGCATGGTGCTCGGGCGCACGTACAGCGTGAGGAACTGGCAGTCGACGGGCGGCCGGCCGCCCGTCCGCACCCACCTCCACGTCGGCCAGATCGGCGCGGGCGGGGCCGGCCTCGACCCGATGCGGCCGGGCGGCATCGCCCCGGGGTCGCTGACCGGCGGGTCGATGCCGGCGACGACGGACGCGCCCGGCGCCGCCGCCGCGGGCGGCGCCGGGGGCAACGTGCACGTGACGGCGGACGTCCACGTGCACGTCCACAACGACCAGATGGGGCGCCCGGTGGTCCGGGTGCGCGGGGCCTCCCCGGCGGTCACGAGCTCGCCGGGGCAGCTCGTCGGGGGATCCCGGTGAGCAGGAAGATCGTCGCCTCCGCCGGCGGCGTGTACGACGTCAACAACACGTGCGACGTGCTGCACGTGGCGCGCTCGGCGCAGTTCAACAGCGCGAACGTCCTCAAGCAGATCGTCGCCGCCCAGCGCCTGCTCGCGTCCGGCACGACGCTGCCGGCGAGCGCCAACCAGGCGTTCGGCGCCCAGACCGGGGCGGCCTGGCTCGGCGAGGACTCGAGCGACGTCATGGCATGCACGTGGGCGAAGGACATCGACGGCGTCGGCACGCTGTCCCTCCACCTCAAGCCGCGCACGAGCTACCTGGAGACGATCCTCCCGGGTGACCTCCTGTTCGTCTTCATGAACGACGCCGGCGACTACGACCCCGGCAACAGGTTCGCCGGGACGCTCGTGGCGGTGGTGGTCGTCGACCGCGTCGGGGAGGCGACCACCGTCCAGCAGATGGCCACCGTCGACGCGGTCGGCGTGTCGGCGCGCGACATGACCGCGGTGCTGTCGGAGTCGTCGACGGTGTTCGACCAGGCGTTCGCCCAGATCGAGAACGCGGCGTACACCGGGGAGTTCATCGCGCGGTTGTTCGGGGAGAAGAAGCAGCTCGCGCTGAGCCCGCTCGAGAACGTGCTCATCCTCCTCCTGCTGCTGTACGACGCCGGGTCCACCGGCAGCGCGCTCGCATCGCTCCAGTGGAAGCTGGCGACCTCGGACGCGGGCGGCGTCCCGACTCAGCTGATCTCACTGATCGACGTCGTGACCTACGTCCAGAACCCGCTCCCGTTCTACGCGATCGCCGAGCCTCCGGGCATCGTCCAGGCCGGCAACGTGTGGTCGCTCCTCGAGAGCTACGCCAACCCGCTCCTGAACGAGTTCTTCATCGACGTCCGCGACGTCAGCCCGCAGGAGAGGCAGTTCCGGTCGCTCACCGCCGCGTCGGCCAGGGCCAAGTTCTACGCCGGGAACGCGACCGACGTCGCCAACCAGGACACCACCGTCAAGGCGGTCCTCAGCAGCGACGCGTTCCGGCCGACCTCCACGCAGACCTCGGGCGGCGCCACCGTGCCGAGCTCGTCGGACGGGACCTCAGTGGTGGCGCTGGTGATGCGGCAGCGCCCGTACGACGCCGACGCGTTCAACGCGCTGCCGTTCACCGAGGTCGACGCCACCGAGGTGGAGACGTTCGAGCCGGCCCGGTCGTCCCACGACGTCTTCAACTGGTTCCGCGTGAGGTTCCCCGGCCTCGACGTCAAGGTGCAGGAGCTGGTCGCCGGCATCCGCACCGTGCCGCAGTCGATCGCGAAGTTCGGCTTCCGCCGCATGGAGGCCGAGACGCGGTACATGTTCTCGTCGAGCGACGCGTCGGTGACGTTCAGCCAGGGCAGCACGAAGACCGACTTCGGCGACGTGTTCAGGCAGTACGTCGACCTGCTGTCGACCTGGTACTGCCAGAACGAGTTCTGGTACGCGGGGCCGATGACGCTGCGGCTCAGGCCGCAGATCCGCGTCGGGACGCGCCTCCGGCTGTCGCGCCGGGGCCGGCTCTACGACTTCTACGTGCAGGGCGTCCAGCACAGCTTCTCCAAGGACCCCGGCGTCAGCCGCAGCGCGCTCGTCCTCACGCGCGGGCGCATCGTCAGCAGCGCGACGGTCCCGCTGGTCCCGGTGGCCGACTTCCAGCACGACGGGTTCGGCGTCAGCGAGGGGTCGCAGTGACGGAGTACAGCCACGACGGCCAGCCGATCCAGGCCGGCCTGAGCCGGACCGACTACTCGCTGACCGGGCAGCGCGCGCACTTCTCGATCATGGACATCCGGGAGATGGTGGTCGTCGCGCGCTACTACACCGACGACCAGCGCAACCGCTCGAAGCGCTACGTCGAGTACACGTGCCGGGACCTGCACACGGGCGAGCCGTTCCCCGGGTGCCGGCAGCTGTCGCAGATGAGCGGCGTCGACGACGGCGACGACAACACGCTGCGCCCGTCGACGTCGTTCCTGGAGGGCTCGACCAGCACCACCGGGGCGCTCGTCACCGAGCACACGCCGGCGAAGGACGTCGACGGCGACCAGGTGTACGTCGGGTTCATCTCCGGGTCGCGGTCGAGGCCGGTGATCATCGGCGTGTTCAGGCACTCCGGGTCGCAGTACGGGGCGACCGCCGAGCAGGGCGAGCGCCGGCTGACGCAGCACAAGGGGACGACGGTCGAGATCAGCTCGACTGGGGCGTACACCCTGAGGCACAAGACCGGCGCGACGGTGACCATCGACGACGACGGCAACGTCGTCCAGCACCCGGCCCCGGGCAAGAAGCTGTTCCACGGCGACGCGGGCGCGACCGAGAACCACGTGCTCGGGCAGAAGTTCAAGCAGTTCGCGTCCGACCTCATCGACGCGCTGCTCGCGGCGACCTACCCGACCGGCGTCGGGCCGACCGGGCCGATGCTGGCGCCGCAGCAGACGGTGCTGCAGAACCTCAAGGCCAACCTCGACGACCTCCTGAGCGACATGGCCTTCACCCAGAAGGACCAGAGCTGATGCCGATGTCGGCCGCGGCGCTGGCGACCGAGCTGCTCAACCTCGTGCCCGCCGCCACGGAGGCCGCGGCGATCATCACGCTGGTCGACGCGTACGGCGCGTTCGCCTCGGACGCGCAGGCCGGGTCCGCGGCGATCACCGCGGCCGGGGTCGCGCTCGGCAAGGCCGCCATGCAGGCCGCGCTCGTCGGGGTCAGCGCGCCCGGCGCGGGCAGCGCGGTGCTGACGGCGGCCGTCCAGGCGTTCTGGGCCGCCGTGGCCGGCGGCCTGGCGGCGTCCTTCGCGGGCGCCATCGCGGTCGTCCCGCCGCCCCACGCCGGGCTCCAGGTCCTGCTGGACGCGACGTTCATCTCTAACACCGCGGCGGCGGCCGACTTGGCGGACGCCACTCAAGCAGTCGCCACTGACCTCTACAACCAGGTTATCATCGGGGGGACCGTGACCCAACCGGGTCCGGTAGTCTCCCCGATCCTCTGAAGCAGATGCCGGCACCACCGTTCATACCGTCACAGCAGCCCGACGCGGCGATCGGCAGGCGCTACTCCAAGGCGTTCAAGTACGTGTTCGCGATGCTGAAGGTCGGGGAGGACCTCGCGTCGATCGACCCGAGCGACAGCCCGACCAGCGCGACCGGGGTGGCGGACGACGGGAGGTTCGTCGTGCTGTCCCTGCCCCGGGAGCTTCAGGTCCGCGGGCCGTACGCGACCGCCGTCACCGTGATGCAGGACGGAGGCAAGGTGGTCGAGTCGGTCGGCCAGGTGATCAGGCCGGTCCAGCTCTCGGGGACCACGGGGTTCCTGCCGCCGAGCACCGCGGTTCCGCCGCGCCCGACGTTCGGCCGTCTCGTCCCCAACGTGACCGACGTCGACGGCCAGCTCGGCGCGGTGAGCGGGTACCTCGCGTTCCAGAAGCTGCGCTACCTGTTCAACCTGTACGGCGAGGAGCGCCGGCGCGGCAACCTCGACGTGAAGCTGCACTTCTTCGACTACAAGAACGACGACTTCTGGAGGATCGAGCCGAGGTCGTTCGACATGACGCGGACGAGCCGGCGCCCGATGTCGTACGACTACAACATCAGCTTCGACTGCCTCGAGCGCGCGGACGCGCTGGTCGGGCGGGACGTCGAGACCGGACCGATCGCCGGCGTCCCGGCGCTGCTCGCCAGCGGCGCCCGGGTCAACACGAGCAACGTCGGCGGGGTGCTCGCCAAGATCGCCGGCGCGCTGAGCGCAGCGTCGAAGTCGTCGATCATCTCGGCGGTGTCGCGGTTCGCCGACATGGTGACGAGCGGGCTCGACTTCCTCCGGCACTGCGACGCCGTCGTCCAGCGCGCGTTCCAGTCGACGCTCAACAAGCTCGACGCCGTCGTCGGGTTCTTCGCCAACATCCACGACACGTTCTTCACGTCGCTGGAGGTGGTGCCGACGCTCATGGCCCAGCTCAGCAACTCGCTCGCCGGGCTGTTCACCACGATCCACAAGTTCGCGCCGGACAACATCGCGCAGGAGCTCAACGCGTGGGCGCTCGAGGTGACGACCCTGTCGGACCACATGTCAGTGCAGGTCGGCTTCCTCGTCGCGTCGCAGGCGCAGCGTGACGTGCGCGACACCGACCAGCGGTTCTCGCAGGGGCGGATGAAGCAGGGCGCGATCACCGACCTCATGCAGGAGCCCGACGGCGGCGCCGGCGCGCCCGACGCCAACCCGTTCATCGGGACGTCAGGCATGTCGCTCGTCACCGACGTCGACGTGCTGGCCAACACGACGAGGCACGTCGCGATCGTCATCCACAACGGCGAGGACGTCTTCTCGCTGGCCCGCCGCGTGTTCGGCCGGGCGGAGCGGTTCTCGGACATCGTGCTGCTGAACCGGCTTGAGTTCCCGTTCATCGTCGCCGACTCCGGCACGAAGCCGCCGAACACCCTCGCCTGGGGCGAGTACGTCCTCGTGCCGGCGCCGAGCAACGCGTCGTCCGTGGCGGTGGCCGACGCGGCCGACACGTCGGCGATCCCGACCGCCGGCGGCGTCGTCGACACCGCCGGGCTGCCCAGCCAGATCATCGACAGCACGCAGAGCTGGCTGGAGGACCAGTGGGTCGGGTACTCAGTCACCGCGGTGACGGGCGGGCTCAGGCAGACGCTCGTCTGCAATGCGAACACGGAGTCCCAGCTCACGCTCAGCGGCAGCTGGACCATCACGATCACGCCCGGGGTCACGACGTACGCGATCGCGTACGCCCAGTTCGATCCTCGTCGCCCGGTGACCGCGGAGACCAGGGCATACGGCGTCGACATGCTGGCCGTCTTCGGGACCGACGGCCGGTGCGACGCCGCGCTCGGCGCGACCGGCGACCTGGCGGTAGCGCGGGGCCTCGACAACTTCTTCCAGGCGATGCAGCTCCGCGCGCGGTGCCCGCTCGGCGAGCACCCGTTCCACAAGTCGTACGGGATGGCGGCCCCGATCGGGCGCCCGTTCACCGACGACGTCGGCGTCCTCTACTCGTTCGCCGTCCGCCGGTCCCTGCTGTCCGACCCGCGCGTCGGCAAGGTCCGCAACGTCCAGCTCAACCTCAACGGGGACACGGTGCTCGCCAGCCTCGAAGTGCAGCCGATCAACGCGAGGAGCACGCGGCCGATCACCATCCAGGTGGGGTCGTAGATGCCGACCCCGCTCCGGTTCCTGACGTACCCCGAGGTGCTGGCGAACATGTTCGCGCACGCCCAGGCGCCGCCGTCGAGCGGTGGCCTGGGGCCGAACGCTGACCTGAACCCGGGGTCGATGCTCCGCACCACGCTGGAGTGCGCCGCGCTCTCGGACGCCGACCAGTACGTGCAGATGTCGAGGATCCCGAACCTGTTCTCGCTCGACAAGTGCCGCGGCGACGACCTCGACCAGCGCGCCGTCGAGATCGGGTCGGACCTCCTGATCGACCTGAAGCGCCGGCCGGCGAACACGAGCGTCGCCGACGTCGTGGTCGGCAACGGGACGTTCCTCAAGACCACGACGATCGCGACCGACGTCATCTACGGGAGCGCGACGTTCGTCGTGGTCGACGGGTCGACGTTCCCGACGAGCGGAGCGGTCACCATCAACGCTGGGTCCGCCAACGAGGAGGACCTGATCTACACGCGGTCCGGCAACACGCTCACCGTGGTGCTGTCCGGGACGTCGTCGACCACGCTGCAGCGCAGCCACGCGAGCGGCGAGCCCGTGGTGAGCGTGTCGATCCGGTCGACCCTCGCGTCCGGGGTGATCATCGGCGCGACCACCGCCACCCTGCTCGCCGGCACCGGGGCGGCGTGGGCCGCCTCGGGCACGGTGATCTTCGACCGCAACACCACGACGCAGGAGAAGAAGACCTTCACCCGAGCCGGCGACGTGCTGACGCTGGGCTCGGCCACGACGTTCGCTCACTCCCTCGGGGCGGTGGTCATCCAGGGCACCGACGGGACCGACCACGCGATCCCGGTCGGCGGGCAGCCGTTCGTCCCGCCGACGCTGTCGTCGCCGCAGATCAACTTCACCGTGCAGCAGCCGGGCGGCACGCTGTTCGACGGCGACTTCGTGTCCGGCCTCATCCCGGTGCAGTCGGTGCTCGTCGGCGCGCAGACGCGGGTCGGCGCCAGCCAGATCACGCAGTGGACGACCCCGCCGTTCGCCGGCGCCACCGTCACCAACCCGACGTCGGCGACGCGCGGCGCGAACCGCGAGGAGGACGACGACTACCGCCAGCGGATCAAGGACACCGTCCAGAGCTTCTCGGGCGGCGGGACCCCGCTCTCGATCGCGACGAACGTGAAGGGGCTGATCGACCCGGAGACCGGGGCCGAGGTCGCCTTCGTCCAGCTGGTTGAGCCGGTCCTCCCGGGGCGGAGCCTCCTGTACATCACGGACGACACCCCGGGGTTCTCGCTGCGCCAGCAGCCGTTCCTCGGCCGCGACGTCGTCATCTCCGACGCGACCGTGGGTGACGCCCGGGGCAAGCTCGGGACGTACGGCCCGCCGTACAACTACTCCACGACGGCTCCGGTGGCGCCGCGGCTGTTCTCCAGCGCCGGGACCGCGCGCGGGACGTCGACCTCGGTCGGCACCAACTTCCTGGAGGACACGACCCAGAGCATGACGACGAACGCGTTCGCCGGCATGTTCGTCAAGACCATCGACAACGTGTTCCGGCAGGTCGCGTCGAACACGGCGGTCCGGTTCATCTTCACGGCCGGCGACACGCCGACCGCCGGCGCGTTCTCGGTCTACAACCTCAATGGGACCCCGCTCACGCCGGGCACGGACTTCAACTTCAACCCGTCCACCGGGGACCTCGAGCTCGCCGTAGCGCTCGCGGCGCACGACGGCCTCGTCGCGGCGTCGGACGGGGCCTCGCCGTCGTTCGGGGCGTACCTGTACTCGAGCGGCCTCGCCGCGCACGTGCAGCGCAAGGTCAACGGCGACCCGGCCGACTTCAACACCTTCCCGGGGATCCGCGTCGGCGGCTCGCAGGTGCTCGTCGCGGTGCCGACCACGATCTCGCAGGCGTTCGTGCTCTCGGTCGTGCCCGCCCGCGGGTTCACCCTCCCGCAGCTCGTTGTCCCGATCCAGGTCGCGGTGCAGACGATGATCAACGCCAGCGGCATGGGGGCGAAGATCGAGGTCTCCGACCTGATCGTCACGGTCAAGAAGGTCCCGGGCGTCGACGACATCTTCCCGGTGACGCCATCGTCGAACATCTCGGTGCCCGCCGGGTCCCTCATGCGGGTCGTGCCCGCCGACATCTCGGTGGTGTGAACCATGGCAAACGTCGTCGTCACCTTCGTCACGTCGTTCCCCCTGGCCAGCTCGACCACGCCGGTCGTGTTCACGGTCGCCGGCGCCTCCGGCGTCGGGCTCCGGCGGATGTGGGCGAGCGTGGTCTTCCCGGGGATCGTCGGGGACGACCTGATCCACAACGGCGACCGCTTCGGGGCGTTCTACACGAACGGGATCAACACGCGCACCGCGATCACGAACGGCTTCCAGGTCACGGTCCTCCGCGACGGCGGGTGGCCGGTCGGGGCGATCCCGCTAGCCGCGTCGTTCACCATCAACGCGGTCGACACGCTGGGGAACGGCACGTGACAGGCACCCTCGTCACCAACTACCCGGCCAGCGTCGCCGAGGCGCACGCCGCGCTCGGGTTCGGCGTGTTCGACCACGGCTGGCTGTGTGATGACCCCAGTGGCAACATGGCGCCGGCGTTCGGCGGGCTCACGCTCGTCGCCAGCGGCACCGGCATCATCTATGGCGACCCCGGGCCGATCAACAACGGGGTCGACGACAAGACCATCGGGTTCGGCGCCCCGCGCACCGGGAAGTTCGACGGGGGCCAGGCGTTCGACGTGGGCGCCGGCGACGATCTGCTGGTGGCCTGGGTCGGGATGTGGCGGTCGCTGCCGAGCGCCTTCGGATCCATCTGCGGCAAGGTGGCGGCCACGTTCACCAACGGCTGGGCCGTCGCCGGCCGGGACGGCACCGCCATCGGGCTGGGGCTCGGTCCCGGGGACTCGCTCGGCGTTTCGCTCCTCGCCTTCGGCGCGGCGGCGTACCACGTCGGCAGCTGGCACGTCGGGATCGCGGCGATCGACCGCAGCGTCGGCCGGGCATGCATCGGGACGCGGTCGGTGACGACCGGGACGGCGATGACAAACACTAGCGGCAGCATCGACGCGCAGTCGGTTTCGACCGCCGCCTCCTTCTCGGTTGGGTCGAGCGCTTGGGTCCCGGCCAACGACAACTTCCGCCTGGCCGCCCTGTTCATCGGGAAGTCGGCCGGCGCGGCCACAGGGTTGCCCGCGAACGTCGCGACGGCGCTCCAGAACTTCCACATGTACGTCACGAGGTCGGACAACTACAAGGCGAAGGTGATGCGGCGCCAGCTGCCGCCGCCCTACAAGCAGGACTTCGGCGCGACGATCCCGGCCATCCTCACCGTGATCGGCCAGAGCGACAACCTGATCGGCGGCCTGTTCGGGTCGGCCGACTTCCTCCCGGACGAGGGGTGACGCCGTGGGCTCGCCCGACGCGCCCGCGAGCATGATCCAGCAGGTCCGCAGGTCCCTGCTGGTGGCCAGCGCCGCCGGGATCTACCTCGACGCGGTCGGCAACAACCGCGGCGTGCCGCGCCCGGACAACACGAGCGACGAGGAGCTGTACCGGAGCGTGATCAAGGCGCTCGCGTGGCTGCCGAAGTCGATCCTCCTGTCGTACTACGCGCTGCTCTCCGCGGTGTTCGGGTCGCAGGCGCAGGCCAAGCTGCAGGTCGGCCGCTCGTGGAAGCTGTACGAGGTCAACGCCAATGAGGTCATCCTCGAGCTGCCGTCCGAGCTGATCTTCAGCGCCCCGGAGGTGTCGTCGTACATGCACGGCGTGAGCGGGTACGCGAGCGTGCTGCCGCCGGGGCCGTCCAACACGTTCACGACGACTGGGGACGTCAGGGTCGGCTCGGCGACGACCCTGGTCGGCGCGGCCATCCAGGTGTTCTTCTCCGGCGCGTGGAACGATTACACGGTCTCGTCGGTGTCGTACAGCTCCACCACCAACCTGTCCACCGTCATCGTGAGCGCCGCGACCATCCCGGCGGGCGGCGGGCCATTCTCGATCGTGATCCCCGGCGACGGCACCTCGAGCTCGCCGGGCGACTACCTGGCGGCGAGCGAGTTCATCAGCTCGTTCACCACTGGGGCCGGCCCGACCGATACGATCTCCGTGCTCGGGGATGCGACGACGACGCTCGCCGTCGGGCACGTGGTGTCGCTGACGGTCGGCGCCACGGCGACGAGCTACAGCATCAACAGCCTGTCGTACTCGAGCGCCACCAACCGGACCACCATCGTGGTGAGCGCGTCCACCGTGCCCGGCAACAGCGCCGGCTTGATCTTCAAGGCCATCGAGTCGGCCGACGTCGGGACGACGACCCCGCCGCACGACCTCAGGGTGTACCTCGCCGGCCAGGGCTTGCTCGACGTCGCCGTGTACTACATAAACCTCTTGGTGAGGACGTCCGGCGTCGTGCTGCGCGTCGAGATCGTGTAAGGAGCACACAAATGGCCGGCTCAATCGTCAACCCCAAGCGCCCCAGGTACCAGGCCAACGAGCGGTTCGACACCGTCGACGCCGACGCGCAGAGCCGCGCCCCGCGCGAGCAGAGCAAGGCCGTCATGCGCGCCTTCGGCAGCGCGCCGCGCGCCACCGCCGGCAACCCGTCGGTGGTCGGCATGATCGTCACCGGGTTCGAGCTGACGCTGAACCCGATCAACGGGACCGACGGCAAGGTCCGCATCAGCTCGAACGTCGGCGTGGCGATCGACGCCGACGGCGGCGTCATCATCAAGCCGCAGGGGACGACCGTCGACATCACGATCCCGACCGGGACGTTCCAGCTCTACGCGTACTACAACGAGGACCCCACCGACAACGCGAAGCGCCGGTTCCTGTCCGTCACCTCGCCGTTCGTCGAGAGCACGATCTCCATCAACACGAGCTTCCAGGGGACGTGCTCGTTCGTCGCGGTCAGCGGCAACGCGGCCAGCGTGGTGCCGGAGGCCGTCGTCAACGGCGTCACCACGCCGTTCTGCTGCATCGGGATCGTGACCAACGGCGGCACCGGCGCCATCACGTGCACCGGGTACGACGCGGTCAACGCGCCGAACGGGACGGACATCGCCGGCCGGCTGTCGGTGCCCGAGCTGACCTCGACGCCGCCGCTCTCGCCGTTCGTCAACGGGTCGATCCGGTCGGTCACCGAGATGCTGAAGCAGCTGGCCTACCAGGTCGGCCAGCTGGGGTGGAAGGGCAGCAACCAGACGCCGCCGACGTTCGCGAACAACCGGATGGCCTACGTCCAGCCGGTGGCGGGCATCGACCCGACGAACCGGAACCTGCCCGGCGTCTTCACCATCGGCAACGGCGCGACCACGTTCGGGGACTTCGACACGACGTCGTTCGCGAACGCCAAGCTGCTGCTGGACGCCGTGTACGCGGCGCTCCCGTCGAACGGAGGCACGATCTACATCAAGCGGGACGTCGCGCTCAGCGGGTTCGGCGGCGTCACGTCCCCGATCCCGGCGGGCAAGCGCGTGACCTTCGTCGGCGTGGGCAACCCGGTCGCCGGGTCCAGCGTCCAGATCACGCTGGCCTCCGGCGAGTCGTTCACCGCGGGCGCCAACTCGAACGTCACGTTCCGGGACCTCTCCATCAGCTGGGTCGGCAACGTGTTCATCGCGGACACGGCGGCGAGCAACACCAGCTCGGTGACGTTCATGGACTGCGCGTTCGTCAAGGGGAGCGGGACCGACTCCGGCGCCGCGATCAGCGCGTCGGGCGGCTCCGTTGTCAACGACGTCACGCTGGTCCGCTGCAAGGCGAGCATCGCGTTGACCGCGGGGTCCGCCAACGGGATGCTCGTGCGGCTCTCGCAGGTCGCTCGCCGCGTGTCGATCAGGGACGTGTCCGTGACGCTGAACAACAAGGAGTGCTCGATCCTCAGCTTCACCGACATGCGCAACGACGTCGTGATCCAGAACGTGTCGGTCGAGGACCCCGGCGCGACGACCTCGACGGCGACCGCCGGCGTCGGGGTCATCGTGGCCAACTCGACGTCGAACACCGACGCCGAGGGCGCCAACCGTCATTTCAAGAACATCACGTCCCGCTGCGCCGGGGTGCCGCTGCTGTTCCTCGGCTCGGCGGGGTACGTCACGCTGGAGAGCAGCACGTACGCGCCGCCGGGCAACACGCCCGCGGTCGTGGCGACGGCGCACAGCGGCGCGGGGCCGGTGACGATCTCCGGCGGCAGGATGACGTCGTTCTCGATCGTCACGGCCGCGGGCGCGGGACCGAGCGTCACGCTCATCGTCAAGGACGTCGCCTTCACGCAGGCGGGCAGCGCGTTCGGGTCGACCGCCTGGGCGTCCTTCGGCACGACCGTCGCCATCCAGCGCTGCGTCTTCACGCCGGCCGGGGTCGGGTCGCCGGTGACCGTCAGCTTCTCCGGGATCGGTG